ATTTGTTTACATGCATTGCAAATTCAGAATGTTAAACGAGATATAGTAAAAAAGGTAAGCATTAATGAATTAAATAATAAGGAAATTGTCTATCCTGTTGACCAAGAAGAATTACAAACAGTCGCTCAATCAGAAAATCAAAAAGCAGAAGATGTACCAAACCAAGGGTGGTCTTCGACTAATCAAAGTACAAGCATTGACGATTTACCACAACCAATATCTGCAGACAGTAATATTGGAACTGAAATAAATTAATTATTTTGTTATTAATATATATATAATGAAGAGTTTGAAACAATTTTTCTCCAAAGGCTTCTCTCTATTTTCTTTGTCAAAGAGACATAGACGTAGAAGAAACAAAACTAGACGTAATAAAAGAAGACATTCTAGACGTCATTTTATGCGAGGTGGCTGAGGCGAACCTGTGCTTCCTAACTCAGATTCTAAACTATATAAGGGTGGTATCATGAAAGGAGGCTGAGGCGGGGCTGTACCTGCAAACGTTCAAATCCAATAAATTAAGTATTTTAACACTTCTGGGATGACAAATATTCGTTTTAATCTAGACAATATTTTGATATTGAAGTAAAAAAATATTTTTAGATATTTTTAAAAATATTTATAGTCGCGTTGTATTTAATACATCATTAAATTCATCTCGAATTATTTGACTTGATAATTCAATATTATTAATTTCTGCTCTACAAAAAGCACATTGCGGAGATTCAGTTCTAACATTTTTTAATGACTCTTTAATACAATCTTTACAGAACTCATGTCCACAATTAAGTTTGACAAATGACTTCTTTTCCTTGCCTTCATAACAAATGCTACATTCACACTCTTCTGTTTTTGAGCATTCTACAATATTTGTTTGAATATTAAATTTTCTATTATGAGTAAATCCATCTCGTATTCTATGTATCATATCCAAAAACAACATTGATGCGATAATCTCATTTGGGCTTAATCCTGTGAAAAATTCTGACGAAGAACGGAGCAATGCTTCTACAATGATATTATCCAAATTTTCGTTATCATTATGCGGATGCATTTCCCTTTGTGGATGTGCTTGTTCTGATTCCTGTCCTTCTGCTGGTTGACCTCTCTCTCTCAAACCGCCATTCGCATTCAACTCGGTAATTTTTGCTATTATACTATTTACACATATATGCATATAACTTCGAATTGTACAACCGCAATATCTCACAGCATAAGCTCTTACGATAATTGGGTTTTCTGTTGAACAATTTAACAGCCAATTTCTGAACCCTGCAATCCCTAAATTTGCCTCTCTATCAACACATAATTGTTCAAAATCAATTAAACTCCTATCATTACATGTTGATATATTATGTCCAGTATTTCTACAAAATGAACAACATCTTCTTGTTGGAAAAATCATCCCGGTATTTCTATTTTCAGCATTAAATTCTGCACTCATTTTTAGGATTTTAATATTTATTTATATACATTTATCTATCTCAATTTTTTTTTTATTACTTAAATATAATATTAACTATATAAATAAAACAAATAAACTTAAAAACATCACTACATATATGTAGTATAATATGAGTGCAATATATAAGATACATATCAATGACCGGAACTGCAGTTCCTGGGAAATATATGAATCAGAAAGTTTTAAGAAGGTAGAAATTGATTTTAATCCACTAGATAAAAAATTGTTTACTAATGATGTTTTTTCGATAGATAAGAGCAACAACCTTACTATCTTACATTCATCTATTAGGTCAGGTCCAGCAATACCAGGAGTTTTGATTCTTGAAGGAAATAAAACTTATGGAAGAGAGAATAAAGTTATAGATGGTCAAACATATACTAGACAAAAACTGAAAAATACACTTGGACGTTTATTATATAAATGTATTCCAGACGATATAAGAATTCCACCATTTTTGGTTCCATACGAAATCAAATCGATGGGATTTTCAAAAGTGTTTAAAAATTTATATGTAACTATTAATTTTGATAATTGGGAAGACAAACATCCAAGAGCAAAACTTGATAATGTTATCGGACCAGTTGATATTCTTGATAATTTCTACGAATACCAATTATATTGTAAAAGTTTGAATGCATCTATTCAGAAATTTCAAAAGGATACTAGTAAAGCAATTGAAAGTAAGTCTCACGAAAGTATTGTAGACCAAATTTTACGTAAATATCCAGGCATTGAAGATAGAACAGACCAAAAGTTCTGGCATATTATGACAATCGATCCCTTAAATAGTCAGGATTTCGACGATGGTTTTAGTATAATAAATCTTGAAGATAACGTAAAAATGCTGAGTGTCTACATATCTAATGTAACAGTTTGGATGGATACCCTTAATTTATGGTCTTCATTCTCAAGAAGAATTTCAACTATTTATTTGCCAGATAAAAAACGCCCAATGTTACCGACAATTTTGTCTGATTGTTTGTGTAGTTTACAAGAAAATGTAAAGCGCATTGCGTTTGTAATGGATGTATATATTAAAAATAATGAAATCACCAATATTGAATATAAAAATGCTGTTATAAAAGTTTCACATAATTATGTATACGAAGATGCAAAATTATTATCAGATGCTAAATATCATGAAATACTAGATGTGGCTCAAAATATTTCAAGAAGTTATAAATATATAAACAATGTAAGAAATAGTCATGAATTAGTATGTTATCTTATGATATTAATGAATTATAACTGTGCTAAAGAGTTAATCAAGCATAAAACCGGAGTATTTCGTTCTACAATTATCAAGAGGGATTTTATCGTTCCAGACACAGTTCCAGATGATGTAAGCAAATTTATTAAAATATGGAATAGTGCATCAGGTCAATATATTAATGGTTCAGAAATAATGGACACTAGACATGAGCTATTAGATGTAGAAGCATATATTCACATAACAAGTCCTATTAGACGATTGGTAGACCTATTGAATATGATTAAATTTCAACAATCTAATAATATTATTAATCTTTCTGAAAATGCAACAAAATTTTATGACAAATGGCTGAATGAAATGGACTACATTAATACAACGATGAGATCAATTCGAAAGGTCCAATGCGATTGTTCATTACTTGATTTATGTCATAATTCTCCAGAAGTAATGGAAAAAGATTATGATGGTTATCTCTTTGATAAAATAAATAGAAATGATGGTTTATATCAATATATTGTCTTTTTACCAGAATTAAAATTGTCTTCAAGAATAACATTGAGAGAAAATTTTAATAATTTTGTAAATAAAAAATTTAAACTTTATCTTTTTAATGATGAAGAAAAATTTAAGCGAAAGATTCGTCTTCATTTACTTGATGGTTAAAATTTCATTTTAAAATACCTTTACAAAAAAATATCTATATATATAAATGTTTGAAACAGAAGAACAAATGAAAAAGACGACAATATCTGAAAAAAAAACTCATATAAAACAATATATTAAGTTCTCATTTTATGTTACCTATGCATTTCTTTTAACAACAGCTGTGATTACATTTATCGAGTCAATTCGTACGGATAATCCTACAGTGCGTCATGTTCTAAATTTAGAAACAGCCATCTCACTTATTGCTGGATATTTTTATTCAATCTTTTTGGAAAAATTGTCAGCATATGAGAAAGCAGGAAAACCAATTAATTGGTCAGAAATTATTACTACTCGATATATAGATTGGTCTATGACAACCCCTCTTATGTTATTAGCATTGACTTTAACATTATCCAATAATATCAAGAAAGTAGTATCAGTATATCTTATCTTATTAGTATTCTTATTGAATTACTTAATGCTTTATATTGGATACTTAGGAGAAATTGGCCAAATGACTCGTTTATGGGCATGTATTCTTGGGTTTATTCCGTTTGTTATTATGTTTGGTCTTATTTATAAAAATTTCGTATTACCAGTTTATAAATTATCAAATTATATTATTTTCAGCATTTTTGTAGCAATATGGTCATTGTATGGAGTATTTTATATGATGGAAAAATCCGTTCAAAATATAGGATTAAATGTACTTGATTGTTTGGCAAAGTGTATCTTCGGTCTGGGTCTCTGGGCTTATTTTACAAATGTGGTTGTTTTACGTCCATTCACTATATAATAAATTCAACCAACTTAAAAAAATCTCTAATCTTTATATAATATAATATAATGATTAGAATTATGTTATCTACTTTATTTTTAAGCATGATATATGCATTTGATTGTGATGTAAAGCAATTACATATTGCACAAGGATACGACTCTACATCAATGACAATTTCATGGTTAACAGCTGATAATTGTTTTTCGCATGTTGCTTACGGAAAATATAATAATTCGTTGGATAATTTTGTACATGGCTCATCTTCATCATACGAATTTCAATATGATAAAACTGGTTCGCATAAATATTATAAGAGTGGTTATATACATCACGTTTTGATAACCGAACTAGAATCAGCGACTCGATATTATTATCAATGTGGCGATTTTACTATACAATCATCAAGTCAAATGATGAATTTTAAAACCTTACCAAAAACAGGTGATAATCAAAAAATAACATTTGGTGTTTTAGGTGACATAGGTCAAACTGATCATTCTATTTTAACAGTAAAACATTTAATGAATGAACCGAATATAAGCATGATTTTACATGCAGGCGATTTAAGTTATGCAGATTGTGACCAAGATTTATGGGATTCATATGGTGAAATGATAGAACCACTAGCCTCTACAACACCGTGGATGGTCTGTCCAGGTAATCATGAAATAGAATTTAATGGCACTGATTATATGAATCTTTTTACTGCATTTGAATCCAGATATAGGATGCCATATGTTAAACCTGCAATATTCGGTGATGTTATCATAAAGAGTGCGATTAATCCCAAAACTGGAATGCCATTTTGCACACCAAGTGTATTTCAGACTGAGTATAATTTCGGCAATTCTTTCTTCTCATTTAACAGCGGTTTAGCTCACATAATTTATCTAAACCCATATACAAATTCGTTGCCCACATCTGAGCAATTTAATTGGCTACAGAATGATTTGGAAATTGTCAACAGAAATATTACTCCTTGGCTCATTATCGTAATGCACTGTCCATGGTATAGCTCAAACACAAATCATTATGCCGACCAACAAACAGTGCAAATGCGCGAATCAATGGAAGAGCTATTTTATAAGTATAATGTTAACATTGTATTTAATGGACATGTTCATGATTACGAAAGAACTTATCCTGTTTTCAAAAATAACACTGATATACAAGGTACAGTATATATCACTATCGGAAATGCTGGTAATTTAGAAGGTCTAGATAATAGATATGTAGAGCAACCTAAATGGAGTGCATTTAGAAATGGCACTGAGTATGGTTATGGAACTTTGACAATCATAGATAAAAAGCATTTGTATTGGAGATGGTATGTAAATAAAGGCCTACAAATGTTGCCAAGAGACCAACTACTATTATGTAATACAGTTTTAGGAGATAGCAGATGCATTTAGTCTATACAACTAATGGTTTTATCAATGACTACTTCTTTAGCAATCTTTTTAAGTATTTTCTGCTCTTTCTCGGCATCATTATTACCTGCACCACCCATAGCTTCAATGATTATTTTACTGAACTGGTCTGATCTTGCGGATTCTGAATCATTATAATCAGGATACTTTTGTTTGTATTGCGGGAGCAATTTCTCATTCTTATATGCTACCTTTTTAATAACCCTTTTTAACTTCTTTTTATCATCATCTTCTTTTTCCCATTTGTCTTCGTCCTTAATATAAATTACTTCTCTCTTTTTGTCAGCACAATGTATTGGTCTTTCAGTGACATCTAAGGCTTTTAAGTTCTTAACAATAATATTTGATATACCTTCGACATATCCGAGTTTTCCGACAGTTTCTAGGTCAGCTAAATCGAGTTGAATTGAGTCGACAAAGTCTGTAATATTCATAGCATCTTTGCATTTTTCATTTAAAAACACATTTAAATTAAAAGTATTTGTATTGTTATTTGATATGACGTTATTAGAGTTGACCATATTAGACATATTGGCCTGTCCAGTCTTGCAAATGTCGACAATTTTGTTGGCCAAATCGTTGTTCTGTTTGACAACTTCTAATACTAAATTGGTAAGAGCTTGTATATCGGGGTGAGATTTATCGTCTGTGGAACTTTTTGGATCTTTTTTTAGTTCGCAAATTTTTTCATGCCTCCATAAGCCCTGACGATGTTTGTATTCTTTACCACAATTACATATAAAATTATGGTGTTGTCCCATATTGTCATCCGAAAATGGGGACATTGTCTCTTTTTTATGTTTTGATGTCAATAGATGCCTGTCATATTGACTCTTACGTGACGTAGTGTAGTCACATTTTTCACAAAAAAAATTTTGGAACTTTTTGGAACTTAAAATGTCATCCATGTCTCCTAAATTATAGGGACAAAAAAAGTTCTAAGTCCTTTTTTTAAAAAAATATATCGTCATAAAAATAAATTTTGTCGTTTAAAATGTGACGGTAAATTTTTTTTATCTAGACAAAAAATTTCGTCAGTAAGGACTTTTTGGCCGATCGAAAATTGGACATTTTTTTTATGTCCATTTTCAAAATTCAAAAAAACTTTGCCAAAAGGAATTTGAAGAATTTCTCTACATATGAAGAGAATTTTTTAAGCTATATTTTTCAGAAAAACAAGAATTTCCCTACATTATGTAGTGTTTTGGCCTTTAAATTCATTTAAAATAATATATATTTAAACTACTTAAAGACACTTATTTTGTTTTCTTTAAATACTAAAAAAATAAATAAATTTATACTACTTAAAGAACTAACGATTGAACATAATATATCTAATAAAATTCGACGTTTTATACATCTGAATTGATTCATTAAAATCAATTAAAAACATTTCCAAATCTGAAGTTGAATATAATAGAGGTTCAATATGTATTTCTGAACAATCTATGCCTTTATTATTTACATTAATTTCTAAATGCAAAATGCATGATGTCTTATTATATTTTTTGCACCAATATTTATCACGACGCATATCATACCCTAACACAGTTGTACTGCAAAAATCTATTAATATAAATTGCATAATTTTATCAATTTCTGATTTATTTAAATAATATTTTAAATTTATTTTACGTATACGTTGTAAACTCGCATTATGCATTAAATTTATTTTTTCATTGCTCTTATGAACGCAAATCGACATTTTGATGTAAGTTGATTGATTTATTATGCTTTTAATTTTAACTGCATTTAAGTATTCAATTTTTTATTTAATCCCAGCCTATGCCTGTGTGATTTGCGTTATTCCATTCATCTAAACTGTCGTATTCAGGTGAATAATTTAAATCTCCCCAATAAGCCATTTGCGAGTAGTAATCATTGTATGAATAATATGATTCATAATCACTATAATCATCTTGATCTTTTTTAGAGTAAAATTCGTGCCAATCAAAATCAGGGTCCCAAATAGTTGGCAAATTAACTTCAATATTAACTAATTTATCAGTGTAACCATGTTGTTTCACTTTATTTTTTTTCATATTTTTATCAGATCGTCTTTTGATAATATTTTTACCTTTTCTTGGCATAGGCACAACTTCACAATCATATTCTTCATCAAATAGTTCATGCTTCAAAGGCTGTAATTGTTTATAATCTTCTTCTTCAAATTTTTCTTCAGATTTGATAGCAGAATCTTCCATCATAAATACGTAATCAAGCGATAATCCATTTTTCAACTTTTCTAGATATGAATCACCTTTAAATGAGAAGTGAGGAACATCATCGATAATAATAATATTTTGTGCATCCATAAAATCTCCTTCTAGGCGCGACATATTGTTTGATTAATATTACTGGTTCTTTAAATTACTTTTATAATTTATTCAATTTTTTTTAAATACTTTTAATATATTATTTAACAAAAGCATATAAAGCATTTGGCTTATATATATTAACCCAAAGATGGTAAAAGTTTGTCCTTACAATTACTCCAAATCAGCTGACGATTCATCGTATGATGAACATTTCAATAAATATTCTTATCCACTACATGATTTTCAAAAATGGGCAGTAAAAGCTATTGTTGATGGTAAGCATGTTTTGGCCTGTGCACCAACTGGTTCTGGTAAAACAATGCCTGGAGAATTTGCACTAGAGTATTTTCATTCAAAAGGCAAGAAAACGATTTATACAAGTCCCATCAAAGCTCTTTCAAATGAAAAATTTTATAGTTTTACTCAAAAATACCCACATATTTCAGTTGGATTAATTACAGGTGATATTAAGACCAATCCTGATGCAGATGTTTTGATTATGACTACTGAAATTCTTATGAATAAATTATATCAAATCAAGAGTACAACTCCTAATTTAAACTCATCTGTCTCATTTGAAATGGATATTGAGACCGAATTAGGGTGTGTTGTCTTTGATGAGATTCATATGATTAATGACGAATCGAGAGGACATGTATGGGAGCAGTGTATTATGTTATTACCGTCACATATTCAGATGATTGGGCTTTCAGCTACACTCGATAATCCTGAAAAATTTGCATTTTGGCTAGAAACTAAGGGCGATATTACAAAACCAGTAGAAAAAGAAGTTTATCTTACTCGCAAATTGGTCAGAGCTGTTCCTTTAATCCATTATAGTTTTATCACTGTTACGAATTCGGTCAATAAAGCTATTCGAGATAAAGCTATACAACAGCAAATTAAAGATTTAACTAATAAACCATACGTCATTCAAGATGAAAAGGGTAAGTTCAATGATGTAAACTATCAAAATATGACTAAGATGTTACAATTATTTGAAAAAAATAATATCAGAGTGAAACGTCAACACGTGTTAAATAAAGTTACTGAATATTTAGTTCAAAATGAAATGTTGCCAGCACTTTGTTATGTGTTTTCACGTAAACAACTAGAAACATGTGCAGAGGAACTGACGACAAATCTTCTTGAATTTGATAGCAAAATTCCGTATATAGTTGACCGCGAATGTGAGCAAATCATTCGAAAGTTGCCTAATTATGACGAGTATTTGCATTTACCTGAATATGTCAATACTGTTAAGCTCTTGAGAAAAGGTGTCGGTATTCATCACGCTGGTTTAATGCCGATTTTAAGAGAAATGACCGAGCTCTTATTTGCTCGCGGATTTATTAAGGTATTGTTTTGTACTGAAACCATGAGTGTCGGCATTAATCTTCCTGTTAAAACTACTATTTTCACTGATGTTAATAAATTTAACGGCGAAATTATTCGCACCTTATATAGTCATGAATATACACAGGCTGCCGGCAGAGCTGGTCGTCTCGGTTTGGACACAGTCGGCCACGTAATTCACTTGAATAATTTGTTTCGAAATGTCGACTCAGTTAGTTATAAAATGATGATGAATGGAAAACCACAGACTTTGACATCTAAGTTTAAGATTTCTTATAATTTATTATTAAATTTGCTCGATATTGGAGACCATAATTTGACGCAATTTGCTAGCCGAAGCATGATTACAGGCGACTTGGATGACCAAATGAAGGAAATTTACTATAAAATGACTACTTTACAAACTGAATTAGATAATATTAATAATCGTGTATCTCAACTTAGAACACCTGTCGAAGTATTAGATGAATATTTGGAACTTAAAAAGTCTCTGCATTCTGCTGTAAATAAAAAACGTAAAGAAATGGAGAGAAAAATACAATCAATTATTGACAATCATCGTTTCTTAAACCAAGATTTACAAAGTTATCAGAAAATTAGCACAATTGAAAAGGAAATAAATCAATTGAAGAGTCAATATGATTCTTTACAGGGTTATTTTCAATCCGGAGTTGGAAATGTATTAGAACTTTTGAAGCAAGAGTCTTTTATTGAATCTTCTGATGATTCTGCAATTGATTTGAAACTAACAATTCAAGGAAAAATTGCTTCTCAAATTAGAGAGATTCACTGTCTAGCATTTTCAAAATTGTATGACTCGAAGAAATTAGATGACCTATCATCCAAACAATTAGTATCATTATTTAGTTGTTTTACAAATATTCGCGTTTTAGAGGATTTTAAAGATAATGTTCCAAAGTCTTCTGATAAAACAGTAAATGATAAGGTTAAAGAAGTATTAGAATTATACGAAGGTTATCAGAAAGAAGAATTAGAGAGAAATATAAATACTGGATTTGATTATGATATACATTATGATTTATTAAATTATGTTGAAGAATGGTGTGACTGTGAAAATGTTGAGGATTGCAAACAAATTTTACAAAAAATGGCTGGAGAGAAAGAAATATTTTTGGGGGAATTTGTAAAGGCATTATTAAAGATTAATAATATTGCAAGTGAGTTTGAAAAAATTGCAGAGATGACTGGTAACATAGCTTTTTTAAGTAAGCTTAGAGAGATACCACATATGACATTGAAATATGTAGTAACTAATCAGTCTTTATATGTATAAATTATATTAAATAGTATGAGGATTAAATGAAAAAATAACCTCATTAACAATTCCTGATAATTTATTTGAAATAAAACTTTGCATATCTATTAAATTTTGGAAAAAATGTATTTCGTTCTGGTAATATAATCTATAAATCGATGCTTGATTTAATATATCTACCTTGTTAATTATGCAAATATTACAACTATTTAATTTTAAAGCTTCAATTAGATTATCTAAATTAAGAAAGTTGCATTGTCTTCTTCGTCCAGTTGTAGAACCATATTCATGTCCTAAATCACCTATTAAATTTAATTCATAGCTATATTCTTCAGGTTGAAACTGTAAGGTTCCAACATATGTATCATATGCTTTTGTTACTCCATAAATATTTTTAATACTTTTTAGTGGAATTCCTGTATTAACTGCTCCTGCAACTGAACAGGTAGATGACGTACAATAAGGATAGTGATTTGTCCAATTAATATCTAATTCAAAACCCTGAGCACCTTCTAATAAAACTGTTTTAATATTTTGCATGACAAAATCAGAGGTCCAAAATTTTCTCATGTCTACTACTTGAACTCCTAGATTCATAATTTCATTTTCAAAATCCTCAACTCTTTTTCCAATGCGCAACATTTTCTGTGAATAAGTTGGACCAATTCCTGAACCAGTAGTGCCTACCCGATTATTTTCCTTATCATAATCAATACATTCTTGTGTAATAATATGACAAGCCTTACTAATAAATAACCGTCCATCAATATTGATTCCTTTTTCCTTAAGATCCCAAATCTCGGATTTTAAACGCACTATATCAATTAAACAGTCACTTGATATTAAATTATATGTGTTTTCTAATAACATACCTACTGGCAATTGATGCACGACAAATTTTTTATTATTTTCATAAACAGTGTGTCCTGCGTTTCCTGAACCATTAAATCTAACGCATAAATCATAATTATTTTTTTTCAATAAATCATAAACTACTTTACCTTTGCCTTCATCGCCAAAACTACATCCTACTACAACGTCAGCTTTTTCAATCATTCTTGATTATATTATTGCTATAGCGATATTTTTAAGCGATAATCGTTTATATTATTTTTTAAACTTCTCTCTAATACTTATAAAAATGAAAATTTTAGATGATGTAAAATTAGATTTTACTGATGTCCTTATTTTACCAAAGAGAAGTGATTATTCTTCACGGTCTGAAGTTTCATTAGAGAGAAGATTTACATTTAAATATTCACCATATGTTTGGAACGGTGTGCCTATAATGGTTAGTAATATGGATACAACTGGAACAATTGAAATGGCAATGGAAATGCAGAAACATAAAGTATTAACTTGTTTACACAAATATTATACTATTGAAGATTTTCTTCAACCAAGTATACAGAATAAATTAGATATTAAATATTTTGCTGTTTCAACTGGAATTGGAGATAAAGATTTAGAAAACTTAGATAGAATTGTGTCTGAAATTAATCCTATGTTTATTTGTATTGATGTAGCAAATGGTTATATGTCAAAATTTATTGAAGTTTGTAGAAAAATTAGAGAGAAATATCCTGAAAAAGTATTGATAGCTGGAAATGTTTGCACTTCTGAAGGTGTATTAGAATTGGTAATGGAAGGAAAAGTCGACATTGTTAAGGTTGGAATTGGTAGCGGAAGTTGTTGTACAACTAGAAAACAAACAGGAATAGGTATGCCGCAATTAAGCGCTGTTATTGAGTGTGCTGATACTGCTCATGGTTTAGATGCTCATATCATCAGCGATGGCGGACTTCAAGTCGTTGGTGATTTTTCAAAAGCTTATGGTGCTGGAGCAGATTTTGTTATGAGTGGTTCTATGTTTGCAGGTCACAATGAATCTGGTGGCGAAATGTTTGAAGATAGTAAAACCAATAAATTATACAAAGTATTTTATGGAATGAGCTCGGATACGGCTATGAATAAATACAGTGGAGGTGTTGCGAAGTACAGAAGTAGTGAAGGTAAGACGGTTAAGATTGAATATCGAGGACCAGTTGAAAATACAATTTTAAATATTCAGGGTGGAATACGTTCTACTATGACATATATTGGCGCCAAAAAGATAAAAGATATTCCTAAATGTACTACATTTGCTCGTGTTAATCGACAATTAAACACAATTTATAATGGGAATGAAATATAATAAATTGATATAAATAGTAAATCAATTATTATTTATATGCAAAAGGAAAAAGAGAGATATGAAATATATTATGTTGGAGGTTGCGTTAGGGATAAATTGCTTGGAATAGAATCGAAAGATATTGATTTTACATTTGTAATAAATCCAAATCCTGATGAGATAATTAGCATATCTGAAGGATTTGAACTTATGAAAAAATGGCTCAATAATGAAGGTTTTTCGACATTTTTATTAACACCAGATATGCTAACAATCCGAGCAAAATTTCCCAAAAATGATAAGTATAAAAAACAGGAAAATATGACTGCTGATTTTGTATTGGCTAGAAAGGAAATATATCCTGACCAAAATTCTAGATTTCCAGTAGTTGAATTAGGTAGTTTACATGATGACTTGATGCGACGTGATTTTACAGTTAATGCGCTTGCAATAGATATGAATGCAAATTTAATTGATATTTGTGATGGTTTTGATGATATTCGTCTTAAATTATTAAGGACTCCGAGAGAACCTAAAATAACATTAATGGATGACCCATTGCGCGTATTAAGGGCAATGAGATTTCATATAACTAAACAATTCGAGTTAGATAGTGAACTATTAACTCATATGACAAGCCCAGAGATTCTTGAAAAATTATTTACTGTTGTATCTCTAGAGAGAATAAGGGAAGAATTAACTAAAATGTTTAACTATTCAACACCTAAAACACTTAAGCTGTTGAATTATATTGAGTCAAAATCGCCGAATTTTATAGATAAACTATTCACTGCACCATTAAAACTTGTTCCATCGACAAAAAAATAACATTAATATATATACTATGAAATTAGTTATTAGAGCATTAATTTTTCATTTTTTTTGTATAATATTATTTGCAATTATCTATTATAATTTAGATGATTATTTTGAGGATATTTATAAAAGTAGACAACTTAAAATAGATAAAACTTTTATTGATTATATATCATTAAGTGGAACAATACAATCTGGAGTAGGTCTTACTTTCTTAGAACCTACATCAATATATAGTAAAATTGCAGTATTGATTCAACAATTAATACTTATTTCATCTCACGTAATAACACTTTATACATTCACACTTTAAATTTATTATCATTTCATGTTAAAAAGTATTAGAATTAATATAATTTTATTTATAATGGAACTTATAAATAAAAAATATTTGATTTTAAATAAAATAGGATCGGGATCATTTGGTTCAATATTCAAGGGTCAAAATATAAGAACTAAAGAATTTGTTGCAATAAAAGTAGAGAGAATAAGCGATGAGCTAAAACTTCTAAAAAATGAATCTAAAATTTATCAATACTTAAATGATTGCTCAGGTATTCCTTCTGTAAAATGGTTTGGAAAAGATGATAATAATTATTATATGGTTATTGATTTACTTGGCACTTCTTTACAGGAATTAAAAAATAAATTATCCTCCTTCTCTCTATCTCTAGTTTTAAAAGTAGGTATAAAGATACTTTTATTACTAAAGACTATACATGAAAAAGGATTAGTTCATAGAGATATTAAACCAGATAATTTTTTATTTGGGCAAAATAAGTTAACAAATTTATATTTAATAGATTTTGGGTTTTGTAAATCATATTTAGATAATGATATACACGTCCCAATTAAAAGTACTCATAGTATCATAGGTAGTTTTAATTATGCAAGCATAATGTCTCACAAACGATTTGATTTAAGTAGACGGGATGATTTAGAATCATTAGGATATATGCTTTTATATTTTATAAGTGGAAATTTACCTTGGAATAATGAAAGTGATGAAAACGAAATAATAAGAAAAAAAGTAGAAATTATAAATAACAATAAATATCCGCATGTTCTATTAGATTTTTTAAGATATTCTAGATGTTTAGAGTATGAAGAAAAACCAAATTATTATTTAATTATTGATAATTTTAAGAGAGAAATAGAATTATTGAGTAAAATAAATTAAAAATAAATATGTAAATAAATAAAATGACTAATCGTTATGATAAAATGGAAGATTACACTGAGTCAATTTTTAATGTTTTTCAATTAGTTAATAGAAAGGCAGAACAACAACAGGATAAAAGAATGAAAATAGTTGCATTAGTAATATATAATTATGTTAGATATATGGCAAATGAATATAATGTTGATTTAAAGAGTTTGGTTGAACCAGAAAGCATCAATTTAATACCTGTATTTGAATATGTAGCCGCAAACAATATAGAATTATATGATTTCAAAACAATAAATATGAATGATTTAGATGTAACAAAGAAAGAAGATTTAGAGAGATTTGTTTTGACACATGTTTATTATATTACGCAAGGTAAATAAGAGAAATATATTTTTTACTATTAAAAAGATATAAAGATAACAGCCTAAGATAAGTATAAATAATGTCATCTTTTAAAGACGCTGTTACACCTTCTGTTGCTTCTGAACACTTAACCGGACGCGTAAAGTGGTTTAATAATAGAGCAGGTTATGGATTTATTACCGTCACCGATGGTTCTCGTTCAGGTTCAGATATTTTCGTTCATCATAGTGCTATTAATGTAGAAAACCAACAATACAAGTATTTGGTTCAAGGTGAATATGTAGACTTCGATTTGGTTAAGACTGAATCTCAAACTCATGAATGGCAAGCTTCCAAGGTTGCTGGAATTAAGGGAGGCAAGTTGATGTGCGAAACTCGTCGTGATTTGAAGCTTGCTCGTACCGAATATAAGTCAGCAAAGCAACCAGAAGAGCCTTCTGAACCAAAGATGCCTCGTCAAAAGGCCCCTAGAGAAGCTGATGCAAAGGAATCTAGTGCTCCTAGACAAAGAAAGACTTCTGCACCAAGGGCTCGAGGAGAAGGACCAAGAGAATCAACTGGAGCAAGGGAATCAGTTGGAGATAAGAAGGAATGGACTTTAGTATCAAGAAATGGACCACAAAAGAGCCGTGGAAGACCATCGCGTCAACCAGCTACTGTTATTACCATTCAATCTAAGTAAATATTTATTGCTATGAACTTTAGAAATTGTAAAAATTAATAAATTTTTTGTATTATTAATTTTTAAAAAACTTATTTGTTATATTAATATATAATGACTAAATCAAATGTTGACGAAGTTAAACTCGGTGGTGCAAAGAGAAAAAATGGTCACAAATCTAACTGTACTTGCCATATTTGCGAAAATATGAAAAATAAAGCAAAACGCGGAGGATATACTGAAGAAATGGAGAGAAAAGAAGAGTATATTAGCGGTGGTTCAAAAAAGAAAAATGGTCATAGAAAAGACTGCAAATGTCCTATTTGCAAAAATATGAGAAATGCCAAAAAAGGAGGAAACGATGAAGATGAAGAAGATGAAATTGAACAAACTGATTTTCAAGGCGGTAAACGCAGAAAGAAGGGTAATGGTCATAAGTCTAATTGCAAATGCCCAATTTGCAAAAATATGCGTAAAGGAAATAAAGGTGGTGCAGATGATGATGAACCAGATGAAGAAAATCAAAGAGGTGACATTGAAGAAGCTGGTATTAAGGCAAGTAAATCTGTAGAGCCAGAATTACCAGCACAACCAGCACAACCAGCACCACAAGAAACACAAGCCTCGAGTAAGGAATATGACGATTTAGATGCTCTTGAAAGAGGAGAATACAGTCCAGTCGGAGGTACTCGTAAGCATAGAAGAAAGAGAGGTGGAAAAAAATGGGGAGGTAAATCTAGACGAACAAGAAAAAATCGTCGTTCTCGTAGACGTCATTAAACAACAAAATTAATATTTAATAAAAATCAATTTAAATATTACTTGACAAATGTAAATATAAAATGCCAAAGGAAACAGACGCAATTGAAGTGCAAGAGGAATTATTTGCTCAGTTTGAAAATCTGGTAAATTTACTAGGTGTAATGAAAAATCAAATTACCGGAATTCAACAGAATATCAAACATTTGGAAAAGAGTGTTAAGAAGCAAATGAAGGGACTCAAAAAGGAGGCAACCAAAACGAAAGCAAAGGGTAATAGAGCTCCATCTGGATTCGCTAAGCCAAGTAAGGTGACAAAGGAATTATGTGAATTTATGAATAAGACTGAGGGCACAGAAATTGCAAGAACAGAAGTAACTCGTGCGCTTGTTGCTTATATAAAAGAAAATAAACTTGAAAATACGACCAATTCAAAGATTATTGCACCAGATGAAAAGTTGAAGATGTTATTAGGCATTGAAGATGGTGAGGAGTTGAACTATTTCAACATTCAGAAGTACATGAATAAGCATTTCGTTAAGAATGCAGAAGCCTAAATTTATAAATAAAATTGATTTAAATAAATTAGTATTAATTTAAATCATATTAATAAAATGGAGATTGCTGAAGCTAAGAACGAACTTATTAGAATATCAGCTGAATTAGCTGAAGTTGAAACTGAACTAAAAGATCTTAATAAAATTTATAGAGAAAACCGAATAAAGATCAACTTATGTGACTCCAGGAGAAAAGATTTATCACAACAAATAAAAAAATTAGAAAGAATTATTGATACTGAAAATGTGTTTGAATCGGTTGAAAATATTGAAGGTTTTGATACTTTATTGCAAGAAGAATTAGTTGCTATTTCCAATGGTATGGACAAGACCGATTACAGAAAATTTGGCAACTATCCTCGTTGGCATGACTTAGAAAGACTTGTGAAGGAGGTAATTGCGTTTAAAAAATTGTATCCGGGTTGGATTTTAGAGTCTTTAGCCAGAGGTGGTCAATATGATACTCTACCACCTGAAACTTTTTATAGATATACATATAAAACACCACACGGTCATTATATGAAGATGGGTGGAATTGAACTCATTAATTAAAGTTAAATATTATAAATATTATAAATTTTTTTTCTCTCTAATAGGCAGATATACTTTCAACAATTCAAGTAAAAGATGTAGACGACTATCCAATATTTTTACTTGTCTATTCAGATTTTTTAATTCTGTTTGGAGAGATAATGCCAAAATAGTTTTTATATAAGATTTATTATGGTTATTTATTTTATCTCGCATTTCCATAAGAAGTGTATTTATACTTTGCACAGTTTCTGATGTGCTAATAAGCGCCAATTTAATAGGTTCATCTATTCTCTCTAAAACAGTTGTCGGAGAATTCATTTCAACTAATGCAAATTCATTGTTTTCTATCAAATTCGTATCAGTAATCAAAGGTTGTTGAATATCTTTTTTTGTGCGTTCAAATTCATCCGCATTTTTGCTATATTTTTTAATAATGTCGTAGATTAAAGATTCGACAATCCTTAATTTGTTCTCTAAATCCGTGTCCACAATTTCGTTTTTAAATATAACAGAATCACAATCCTTATGTTCAGCTATAAATTTGACAACATTTTGAGAAGAAGATATGGAGGCAGAAAGTGATGTAATTGAGTAAAATAGCATATTACAAGTTAGTAGAGGAACACTTGTATAATAATATAATCTAATTATATCCATTACTTACAATACTTGGATAATATTTATATTTATTTTTAAATTAAAAATTGAAAAATAAATACTTAATTAATTAAAGGTAGATTAAAATCAGATTTACATTAAAATGTGTCATAATAGTGAAACAATGTGTAATAATTGTAGATGGTCAAGAAAGTTACGATTTTATGGCAACTACTTTGGTTATCCAAAATGCTGTATAAATGAATTTATAAAAATGGTATTAGCAGAGAAAACTCCAACAAGACTGCAACGAAAGATTTGCGAAAGCACTGGTTTTATACCGTGTAGATATTGCTCATGGAAAATTATAACTAAAAAAGTTATATTGGATGAATTAGTACAGAATAGAAAATGTAAAATACCATTTAGAGAACATAAATAAAAAATTGAAAGTATTTCAAAAATAAAATTTAAATTATAATCTAAAATGTCAGACCTTCAATCAGAAGCATTAGTATTGAATTTAGTTATTTTGGAAGCTCATAAGAATCACTA